GTGAAGTACTTGATCTTTCTGCTTGTCAGCCTGGTATGAATACGCGTTTCTTAACGAACTATCAACCTGAGATGCATAAACTTCTTTGTGCACTTGTAGCGTAAGCTACTCGATTAAACTCTTCTAATTATGGGAAAGCTAAGTCTTATAATAAATAAGATATGCCAATCCATAGCGAAGATCTCTTATATAGAGATTGTGCTTAACGACTATCGAAAACATAACTTATAAGAAATATATAAGTGAAGAAGTGAGTAGAGTAGGGTAACACCGAAACGGAGAGCCTCTTTATAACGGTAATAGAAGTAAAGAGGGTGATATAGTCTAAACTTATTGGAAACAGTAAGAAAATTAGTTGTAACTTGGAGGAAGGTAAAATGTCAGCTTTCCTTTGACTCAAAAGTCATAAATACCCTTTTAACTGCTGGGAAGTCTCACGTAGATTATCAGCAACGAAGCTTTAGATAAATTTATCTATTGAACGCTCAACGGCCATCGAAAGTATAACCATAAAGAAATATTATGGCGAATAAATGAGTAGAGTAGGATTTATTCCGAAACGGAGGGGAATAATCAAACGGTAACAGAATGATTATTTAAGATATGGTCTAATCTCTATAGTGATATAGAGCTAATATTAATGTACACAAAATATCAGAGTAAAATTCGGTATTGCTCTCTTGTAGAGTAATCTACATGACAAAACCTCTTTAACTGCTGGAAAGCTAAGTTTTAGTTATATAAATAATTAAAATATGTTAATCAGCAACGAAGACTTCTAAATAGAAGTAACGCTCAACGGCCATCGAAAGTATAATTAAGAAGAAATCTCTTAATGAATAAATGAGTAGAGTAGGAGAAATCCGAAAAGGGAGGAAACCTAAATATTGGTTATAGATTTTAGGTTTATGATATGGTCTAATCCTATTAGAAATAATAGCTAAAATATTACATAAGTTCGAATTAGTGAATACCGAAAAGCATCGGACATTTATCTCGACCCATCGTGCAGATGTAAGCTGGTCTGCTAAGTATGCCGCAATGGAAGATGTATTCATCCAAATTGGTAAAGGTCAGCAAGACGATCCTGTTTACAAACTTAATCCTGCACAAAAAGATTGCTTAGATACCTACATGTTTGCTCGTAATAATGCATTACTTTGGGGTAAAACTAATGTAGATAAATTTGGCAAACCTAAGATTTTTGACCCTAGACGTTTTGGGGTCGCACATAGTAATATGTGGCAATAAAATTTACTTAATTGCTGGAAACTCCTGAAGAGGACAATCAGCAGCCAAGATGTTACATATGCAGGCTTCTTAGAAGTAGCGTAACATAAGGTTCAACGACTAGCCGTAGGGCGTACATAAAATAATTTATGGAAATGGTAAATAACTTAACAAATATTAAATACATTGTATATTTAACAACAAATATTATTAATAATAAAATTTATATTGGAGTTCATAAGGTAGCTAATAAAAAATTTGATTATTATATAGGTTGTGGAGTTTATAGTAATATAGCTTCTACATATAATCATCCTAAAACTAAATTTCAATATGCTGTAAAAAAGTATGGTCCAAAAAATTTTATTAGAAAAACAATAGCTGAATTTGATAACGAAGACGATGCATATTATCTTGAAGAATTAATTGTAAATACAGAATTTTTATCTCGTTCTGATGTTTATAATATGATTCCTGGAGGAAAAACAACTGAGAAAACAACATATTTAAATCCTTCTATTAAAATTTATAGATACGATTCTGATGGAAAATTTGAAGCAGAATATGAATCAATTTTACAAGCAGCCAAAAGTATTAATAGATCTAGAAGGACATTAACTACAGCAGCTATAGAAGGTTATAATTGTGCTAACTATTATTGATCTTTTAATAAAGTAGAACAACTTAGTATTATAAGCAATAAGAAAATTGTTCATTGTTATGATTCTGCTGGAAAGTTTTTAAAAACTTATAAATCAATTTCTGAAGCATCTAAAAGTCTAAACGTAGAAACTTCTTTAATATCTAGAGCAATAAAATTAGGATATAAAATATCTAATTTTTATTTTTCAGAAATTAAATCTGAAGAATTTGCTATTAGTAAAAAACAAACTATTTATTCTAAAACAGTATATCAATATAGTTTAACTGGAGAATTTCAGCAAGAATTTGAAAATGCAAATATAGCTAAAAAGAAATTAGGTTTAACTTCTGATATAGGAGCTGCAATTAGAATAGGACGCACTTGCGGGGGTTATCAATGAAGTTATGAAAAACTTCCAAGGATGGCTGATGTAAGTAAAAATACTTGTGGCAAAGCTCGGAAAGTTGCTAAATATGATTTAGAAGGAAATTTAATAAAAATATACAATACAGTAACAGAGTGTGCTAAAGAACATTCTGGGTGTAAAAAAGTACTCTCAGGGCAATATAAGAAAAGTGGAGGGTATATATTTAAATATAGTGATTAAGTTAGTGATATAGTCTAAACAATAAAGCAATTTATTGATAAAATAGGAAACGCAACAACCAATCATATCTGGCGATGGTATCATCAGCCAAATTGAACGTTTTGCTGGAAAATATGTATTTAGTGGACATCTAAATGTTCGTATCTTTAATAAGGTACTTGCTCAAATGACTACTAAATCGGAAAGACCAACGGGTAACAAATATGTCTTTATTTGCAACACGTTGATGTGGCAAGAAGTTCAAAATGCACTTTCGTCTTGGATTCGTGATTGGAAGACTGTTGGAACATTCTTGTTCTCGAAAGCTTCTAACGGATATCTTGATTTAGGTGCAACATATCAATCTTATGAATTCGCGGGTAAAAATTTGATTGCTCGCTTATAACGAAAGTTATAATAAATAAATTTATTTAACTGCTGGAAACTCTTTATAGTTAAATTAACTACAACGTAATTGGAAACGATAAGCGTGAATGTTTAAAAATAATTTAAATTAGACAATCAGCAACCAAGTTCCTCTGTATAAATAATACGTGGAAAAGGCTCAACGATCAGTAAGTCTTATTAATAACAATAAGCATAGACTAAATTATAGTCGAAATAATAAACATCTTATGGAATTAAAAAATATAGTATATATTACTATTAACCTATGTAATGGGAAATTCTACATAGGGGTACATAAAACAAATCCAAATGTATTTGATGGATATATTGGTGCAGGAATATACTGTGCTGCTCATGCAGATACTAATAAAAAAGGTTTACATAAAGCCGTAAAAAAATATGGCTATCATAATTTTAAAAGAACAACAATTGCATGTTTTCCAGACACAGAAGAAGGAAGATTACAAGCGTTAGATTTAGAAGCCAGACTTGTAAATCAGACTCTTTTAAAAAGTAAAAATGTATATAATATTGCTTTAGGTGGAAAGGGCTCTATTTGTAGAGAAAGCAAAAAAAGAGTATATATGTTTGATTTAAATGGAGAATTTTTACGTAGTTATGCTTCTGCTCTTGATGCAGTAAGAGACTTAAAATGTGAAAACCTTATTTCAGCACAGCATAGTATTAGAAACAATTGTATAAAACAAAGTAATTCAGCTTTAGGATACTACTGAAGTTATATTAAAAAGTTTGATTATAATAGTAATAAAGTAAAAATTGCACAATATACAATAAGTGGAAAATTTATTAGAATTTGAAATAGTATCAGTGAAGCAGAATATGAATTAAGGATTAATAATATATATAATGCCATTCACAAAGGTGGAAGCTCTGGAAACTACCAATGAAAATATTATGAAGGAAATGATTCTAATATAACTCCACTAATAAATACAAATACAAAAAATAAGCATTTTCCTATACAGATTTTTGATAAGAAAACAGGAAATTTTATATCAGAGTATAATTCTGTGCAGGAATGTGTAAAAAATAATAGTCAGTTTAATAGTTCTCAGATTAATAGAGTACTATCTGGAATAATAAAAAGTCACAAAGGATTTGTTTTTAAATATAAAGATGAAGATATGATCTAACCTAATTAGAGATAATTAGAATTTTTGAATCAAATTACATTTAAGATTGATCGTTCGTTTGATTTTGAATATCCTGATAAGAAATACGGCATATTCCTTGATCTAACGGCAGATTCAGCAACTGGTAAACCAGCACTTCAAATGTTTACATTTAAAGGTTGTGATATTGTTCATAACTGGATTAATGGTGTTGGTGGACAAAACGGAACGTCAAGCGGTCAAGTTTCGTCTCCTGTAGCAGCTTCTAAATATATTAACTGGGGCTACGCAGGCGTAGGCGTATTCAATCCTTATCGTTCATTTATTTTAGTTAGCTCTGACTAATTAATATAATATAAATTGTAACTTCCTCTATAATTGTGTAGGGGAAGTTACAATTAATTTATAGATTAAGACTATTTTAGATAAATTTTAAATAAGAACAAGTTTAATAAGAATAAATATGGCAAATACAATAACTCTAAGAAGTGCTTTTGGTAAGGTAAAATCTGTATGGTTCAATCCAGTAAAAGATAAGAATGGAATGTATCCTCCATTTGTAAAAGAGGTTCGTATGAATTCTAACGGAGAATCTGAAATGATTCTTAGTGAAAAAGACCTTAATGATCCAGAACGTGCTGGTTTTATACCTGCTGATATGGAAATTTTAGTTGAAGATGGAACTACATTTAACCTTGATAATATTCTAGAAAGGCACAAATGGGAAGCTATTAAAAATAGTGAGTTAATTGTTGAAGAGAGAGGCGCTAGAGATGAAAAAGGAAATCTAGTTATAGATGGAGATAAAAATCGCTATGGTCGAGCAGAATTTTGGGTAGAAAAACCTGGAGAAGAATCTGCACGACGCATTAAAAGAATTCAGCTTATTACAAAAGCTAATAATTTTATCGAGCAAGACTCTGCGGAAGGTCGTGCAACTAAAGTTAAGCTTTTAGGTAAACGTATGTATAACGCTCCTGATTCAGATATTCAGGATTTCTTATATCAGAAAGCAGAAGCTAATCCTAACTTAATTATCGATTTGTATACAGGACAGGATCAGCAATTACGTTTATTATTTATTGAAGCTACTGATAAAAACATAATTAAGAAAGTAAGTGGTATATTTATGTATGGAGATGTTCGCTTAGGCGTAAATGATGAAGCCGTTATCTTCTTCTTTAAAGATCCTGCTAATAAGCAAATACTAGATGAGATTAAGATTCAAACATTCCCTGAATATAAACCACTAATTAATAACTCAGAAACTACTAATACTAAAAAATAGAAAATTATATGACGGCTAAACAAGTATATGAATCTGTGCTTATAGAGATAAACAAATTAGGCGCTCCCAGCTTATTGTTGGAGGATTATAATTACTTTGTAAAAAAAGCCGTCCAACAATATATAAATAAAGTTTACAACCACTATGATATTAATCAACAAAGTACAGATGATTTAAAAGTCTTAACAAGACATATTAATATTGAACTGCAACCAAATACAATAAGTAATTTTAGTAATCGTTATGTAGGAAATCTTCCTGATAATTATTTACATTTACTAAATTGTGTTGTAGAATATGAATCACAAGGTACAAAACCATGTACTACAAAAGGTACATCGATTTATTATGGTGCGCGTAGAGCCACAGCAGATATGTTAGGACAAATTATTAATAATGCTTATATGAAGCCAACTATTAAACGTCCATATTATTATATTAATAATTTTTCTAATAGCTCTAATTCTTCTATTGAAATATTATGTGGAGATAAAGTTGATTATTATGAACCAAATAATGTACATATAGATTATATTAAAAAACCTGAAAATATAACTTTATCTTATACCGAAATAGAAGGTATAAGCGAATCTGCTGAATTAGAATTCCCAGAATACGTCTGCTATGAAATTATTAATGATACAGTGAAGTTAGTTTTAGAAAACGCTAGTGATCCTAGGTTACAAACTAATTTACCAATTAATCAAACAATAGCAACGGGAGTTCCAATAACTAAGTAAATAACATTTTAAATTTTTAAAACTATGTTTGATTACACAAAAGAGACTATTTTAAATAGCGTAACAGACAAAAATGTACAAGCAATTACTGGTTTACTAAGAATTTTCCGTGTTGGTGAATATAAAGTAGACTACAAAAGTACAAATATTGCTGACGGAAAAGTTTATAAAGCTAAAGGTACAGAAGGTACTAAAGCCACTGCAACAATTACTGCAATAGCTGGCAATTCTGGTTCAAATGGAGGTAAATATCGCGTTACGGTTAATATGAAAAATAATTCTAAATTTTATGCCGATTACGCAACTGCAGTTTGGAAGTTTCAAAAGCCTATTTATGCTGAATTTACAGTAGTTGGAGATAGCACCGACAATATGGCAGCTTTAATGGCTACAAAAATTGCTAACGCAATTAAATTAGCACTTCCTGAAAATAATAAGTACATTACAGTTACTGTAGATAACAGTAAAGTAATTATTACAGCAACTGATGCTACTGATATGTTTGAATCAGTTGTAATTGAAAAATATGAACCAAATTCTGTACTTCCATCAGAAGGTCAATATGTAGTATCGACTGCAGTTGGTACTATAGCAAAAACTGATAATAAAGTACCATTTGCAACTGGTGACTGGTTAATTGAAAATCTTCGTTTCCCAAGCTATCCAAATACTCGATACAATTCCATTAACGGAGACGAAAAGCCTGTTCCTGGACAACTTTATACACAATATTCTTTCCGTTATATCGCTGAAAGAAAGAATTTGAGCGGTATTGGTTCAGTAGGACAAAGATTAGTTTCAATTACTAATCATGTATTCTATATTCCTAGTACATTAGAAGCAACATTTGAAGCTAAACTTAAAACTGCATTTGGAGACGATGTTATGGCAAAAGAAAAAATTATAGAAATCATAGGAAACGATAGCATTGCTAAAGGTAGTACGGTTACTCTGATGGCTAATGCATATAACGTAGAGGGTGGAGAAGTTGCTCCCGTAGATATTATATGGTCTCTACCTGACGGTAATGACGGTGGAAATCTTATACTAACTGGTGATCAGTTACAAGTTAAATCTTCAGCTACAAGAAGCAGTGTTAAAGTTAAAGCTGCTGCAACTGGATTTACAGACGCAACCAAAATTATTACTCTTACAGAAGAATAAGTTTTACAATAAATGCACTTA